TTATTTGAAATATAAAAAAAATTCTATTTTAAACCTCCACACAGGACATAAATTTTCTCGCGGATTTGACATTTCATCCCCCCACCCACTTTAGGGGGTGGAATTATAAATTCAACCAGAAGATTTTTTCAAGAATATTTTATTTTTACTTTTTTGTAATTTTTTACGAAATATATTTTATAAAAATAAATTAGATGTTTTTTTGATGTAAATCTAATTTCCCCGAAATCTATCCCAGGGAAAACGGAAAATGGGGAAAATGACATAAATATTATTTTCTTGCTATATATTAGAAAATGCCACCACGAATTTATAAAAAGAGAGCTGTTAAAAAGTCTTTCAAACGCAAAAATTTCAAATCAAAATCATCACAAAAATCTTTAATTAAATTAATAAAAAAAGTCGCATTGAAACCGTGCGAAACTAAACATACTCATCAAATTCAAGAAAATCTTCAACTTTATCATAATGTTCCTAAAACTATTATTTCTAATATGTTATATACATCACAATCAGTTGCGGATGATGGTTCCGGAACAGCTTCTTATGCTGTAAGAATTGGTGACCAAATAGTTGCTCGTGGGATAGCTATTAAGTTATGGATAGCTAATAAACTAGACCGTCCCAATGTCATGTATAGAATAAATGTTTTTAAATATTATTCTTCTACTCATCCGCCTGTAAATGATATATATTATTCTCAGGGAACATCGAATTATATGATACGTGATTTAAATATTGAAGGTTATAAAGTTATTAAATCTTTTCGTTTAAATGTTAATCAAGGCGCATCAGAACGTGTTGAAACTTCAACTAATGAATTTCGAGGCGCTGAAGGTCATAAATATTTATCTTTTTATATACCTCTTAAAAATCGTATTCTTACATATCAGAATGGTTATAATGAATTACGCAATAATGAAAGTATGGGTGTTAATATTGTTTGTTATGATTCTTATGGAACATTAACTACAGATAATATCGCATCAGTCGCTTGTTCATATAAATTATATTTTAAAGATCCTTAAAATTTTAAATTAAGACCTGTCATTCACTATCAGCGTGTAATCTCTTAAACTTGGTAGAGATTACACGGAGTGTAAGGGAAAATTTAAAAATTTCACTCTTTTTTTTACAAAAAAATTATCCCATTGGGGGAAAAATTATTTTCTTATCATATATTATATAAACAATGGAAGACGTAAAATTCGTATTATCTCAAATGGTGGAGGCTAACCTTCAAGCTCATGATAGAGATTATTTAAAATTTATAGAAACTCAACCTGAAAATGTTGAGATTTTTTATAAAAATAAAATGAACGAATTGGATTTAAAACTTCGCGTCGAGGCATTATCACAAGTATTAAAGAATAAATATATTCAATATTATAATACTCTTATTGAGACTGAATCGGTCGAGGAATTATTGCCAACTTTAAAGAAAATAAAAGAACAGCAGGATAGTCAGGATTTTATAACAAAATCTGAATATATGTTTATAACTTTATCGCCTGCTGAGGGTGAAATAAATCCCCATAATTTTATAAAATTAATCACACATTTCTGTTCTCTAAAATGGGTTAATCAATATGTCTATGTTTTAGAACAGCGTTTCAATGGCGTTCCTAATGAAAAATATTCGAAATTAGGTGGAGGCCTTCATGCTCATATATTATTAAATCGTGGAAATTATAAAGAAAATTGGGTAAAACGTGATTATAAACGTGTCTTTAATGGACACACAATAAATATAAATATTCAATACCGTCGCCCTGCGCATGTTATGAGAACTCAAGGTTATATGGTATTAACAAAAAAAGATGATGATAAACAGGTAAAACAAGAACAAGACAGAATTTATCGAGAGCAAATTGGTATATGTCGATATTACGGTGAATTATTTGAAATATAAAAAAAATTCTATTTTAAACCTCCACACAGGACATAAATTTTCTCGCGGATTTGACATTTCATCCCCCCACCCACTTTAGGGGGTGGAATTATAAATTCAACCAGAA